TCAACCAGTAGGCATCGTCCACACCCCCAAAGATATGGATGAGCTCCAAGATTACATCGGCAAGTTTAATGGTGGAGAAGCCGTTGCTGCCTTCACCTGTGCCTACATGGCCTGGAATTTAGCCTGCAAACTAACTAACCCAGAAGGGAGAAAGGCTGATGAACATGCCTGACGCAGATTTTTTGTTTGAGTTTAGAAAGTTCCTCGATCAACACGTCGACTGTCGCTTGGAAGCTATGCTGACAGAAGACGACCGAACCGCGAACCACGAAGATCGTACCGCGGAGCTCGAATCAAAAATCGAGGAGCTTGAGTCGCAGATCGAGTACTACTCTGACCACGAAGACAGGATCAACGAGTTAGAAGAACAGCTAGAAAGCGTAGATCGCTCGCAACTAATCAAAGACGCAACTGCAATCATTGACCGCAGGATTCACGAACTAGCTTCTCGCGGCCAACTCCGAATCTACGTTGCATCAACAGAAAATGAATAAGTTATTGTTTGCGACACAGCTAGCAGTGCTCGCAATATTTATTTACGCAACCTTCCAATTATATTTGTTGAACTAATATATTAGCGGTAGTACTATTTCGCTCTTACTAGGAGAGTATGATGAGTATTGATCAAGCAACCCCCCAAGATTGGGATCGATCCAACAGCAGGATCGCCAGCAAACCCTACGTAGATCCCTACGACAAACCACCAGAAGACCCAGTCAACGCACCTTCACATTACAACGAAGGCAGTATTGAGTGCATCGAATACCTTAAAGACAGCCTGGGCGACGGATTCAGTGCGTACCTCGAAGGGTCAGTTAAGAAGTACCTTCACAGGTTCCGGTATAAGAAAAAACCTGTAGAAGACCTGCGCAAAGCCAAGTGGTACATCGACCGCTTGATTCAAGAGCAGCTTAATAAACCTCAATGACTACGCCGTGGACAGATGTCGAAGCCGCAGTAGAAGAAGGTCACTACATACAAGACAGACTAGGTAAAACCGCTTACTTAGTCTGCGATCTTGACCGCAACCTGTTCGTCTTTACTCATGATGAGTTCAGAGCTTTCCACAAAAAGCTGCACGTACTAGAAATATTTCACCCAGGAGGGAGATATGAACACCACGGATTACTTTCAAGCTATACCAGCCCTAGAAGCCGACCAGATCCACCCTGAGTTTCACACATACGCCACCGTATGGATGAAATCTCGCATGCCCGAGAAATACCAGGAGATCAAAGCGGCTTTCCAAAACTATGAAGGCGAGATATACGCCGCTCAACAACACGAAGAGATCCCATTCTAATGCTTGTTACTCTCGACTTTGAGACATACTACGACACCAAAATGTCTCTTACCAAAATGACGACAATGGAGTACGTCAGCCACGAGAAATTTAAAGTATGGGGCGTAGGCATCAAGATTGATCTTGATAAAACTGAATGGTTCGGCGAGGACGAAGCAGAGGCTGCAATCCATGACATTGACTGGGCTAACGCTACAGTTATATGCCACAACACACCGTTCGACGGGTACATACTGACACAATACTATGGGGTTAAACCTAAGTATTACATCGACACTGCAGCTATGAGTCGCGGTCTGTTCCCTGGGCAATCAGCTCGTTTAAAAGACTGTGCTGTACGTATTTTCCCCAATGACGCGACAATGCGTAAAGGTGAAGAGCTATCTAATGCTAAAGGTATCTACGATCTTGACCCAGAGCTAGAAGAAGCAATCGCTGGTTACTGTATTCAGGACGTAGACCTAACCTGGGCATTGTACCAAGAGATGAACTCCTTGATGCCTCAGTCAGAGATGGATCTAATAGATCTAACCTGCCGCATGTTTTGCGAGCCCAAGATAAAAATTGACCGCGAACGACTGGCAAAGTACCACGCACAAGAGTTCGAGAATGCCGAGTCAACTATCGCTGCAGCAGGCATCGATCGCAAAGTGTTGAGCTCCAACCAACAATTTGCGCAGCACATCCATGAGCTTGGCCTAGTACCACCAACAAAGGTCAGTCCAACCACTGGTAAAAAAATACCAGCACTAGGTAAGAACGACAAAGCGTTTACTCAAATGCAACAGATGTACCCTGAACACCAGCACTTATGGGATGCACGTATTGCAATAAAGAGTCGACTTACTGAAACCAGAGCAAAGCGCTTCTTAGAAGCTGCCTGGAAGGATGACTGGCTACCCGTTCCACTGCGGTACTACGCAGCGCACACCGGACGATTCGGCGGCACTGACAAACTCAACATGCAAAACCTACCTAGAGGTGGTGAGCTACGCAAATGCATCGTAGCACCAGACGACGAACTCTTGTTCGTTGCTGATCTGTCTAACATTGAAGCACGGATGTTAGCCTGGTTAGCTGGTGAGACAGAGCTTGTTGAGCAATTTCGTAGCGGCGACGACATCTACAGCAACTTCGCCTCTAAGATTTATGGGCGACCTATTAATAAGAAAGACGATCCTATTGAACGCTTCGTAGGTAAGACAGCTATTTTAGGTCTTGGTTACGGTATGGGTGCTCAGAAGTTCAAGGACACCTTAGAAGCTGGAGCTATGGGACCACCCGTACACTTTACTCTCGAAAAAGCAAAGCAGATCGTCAATACATACCGCAATACATACTCAGGTATACAAAATCTGTGGCGTAAATTAGAAGACTTGCTCAAGCAAACTATGCACTCAGACAACTGGGGCAATAGGTACGGGCCACTGACCGTTGGCGACAACACATTGCAATTGCCAAATGGCTTAGGGCTCAGGTATCACAACCTGAGATCTACTCATCAAGGACTAATGTACGACTCCCGCAACAAGAACGAATACACGTACGGCGGGCGCATCACAGAAAACGTAATCCAAGCGTTAGCAAGGATTGTTATTACAGACAGCATGTTGCGACTAGACAAAACTCACGATGTTGCACTAACAGTACACGATGAAATAATTATTACTGGAACTAATATTAATGCTGATGCTACAATGGAAAACATTATTTCCGACATGTGTATAGCACCTTGTTGGGCACCTGATTTACCGCTAGCTGCAGAAGGCGGTTATGCCAAGGAATACAGTAAATAGAATGTCGAGACTCGTTTTGACCAGAAAACTAAATGAATCTGTCGTTGTCCATCAAGACGACAAGATTCTGCTTGCGGTCAAAGTATCCAAGATCGATAGAAACCAAGTTCGCCTCGCGTTTGATGCCGATAAAAAAGTAAAGATCGATCGGCAAGAGGTGTTTGAGAAAGCCGAAGACTAGCACCCATCTACTTTACCTGCGCCGTTAGAGGCTGCGGAAAGTACGTTAGTTGCAGGCTCAGGAGGAGCTTTAATTTGCGCATTACTTTTCTAGAGGCTACAAACGGCCTCCCCCTTAGTAAGCACTACACAAAAGGTAGTGGGTTTAAACCATACCCACATGTAAAAGCAGTTACGTCTCACCGTTACGACATAAATGTCGACACAGGTTTAGAGGACTTCGAACGCCTTATCCGAGAGCATGGCAATAAAGGCCATTGTCTTATGAAAGGTAATCTAAAGCGCGATTTAGTAGATGAGTCTCGCGCCGGACAGACAAATAGAACAGAACTAACAAACCTTCTTGTATTAGACATTGACGGCATTCGACTACCTAAGTCTACTAATTCAGGCGACAAGCTATCTAGCACAGACGTTACGTTTCTAGCTAATCAAATCGTCGCTGAGCTACCTATAGAACTACGAGACGTGAGCTATGTTGCTCAAGCCTCGGCTAGTTTAGGTCTAAAAGGCGACAAAGTATCAATGCACATCTTTATGCTGCTGTCAGTAGCTATGCCAGCTAAGTCAGTAAAGCTATGGTTACAAGACTGCAACTTTGAATCTGATGTATTCAGCGAGCAAATGGAACTGTCTGTCAACGGACAGTCACTCAAGTACCCACTAGATACTTCAGTAGCCGACAATTCAAAGATTATATTCATAGCGCCACCAACGTTTAGTCATGTGCGATCCAATCCATTTGATACTGACGAAGACCGTATTGTCAGAGTAGACCGCGGACAACCGACAATCGACCTAGCATCTCTGATGTCTGACATAAGTCCTCAACGATGCCACGAAAAAGCCCAGAAGCATAAAGACAAGTTGCGTGATGCAGCAGGCTTCAGCAAACGTCAGACTAAGATTCGCGTAGCAACCATCGACAATCAGACCGAAGAAGTTTTATCGAACCCTGACAAGATGGCCATTGCAATTGTCGACGAGACTTCATTCCCGTACATACGCTGCAACATCAACGGTGGTGACTCAGGCGCGTACTACTTCAACATGTCCAAACCAACGTACATGTACAACTTCAAAGATGAGCCACTATTTGAAATCGAGAAAGCTGACAAAGACTTCTACGTATCTATATTTGACCGCTATGAAGAGCGTCTCGAAGAAGTAGGACATGCAATCAAACCAATCGTTCTGCGTGATTACTCGACAGATACATTCTTCAATGGTGTGTATGACCCAAACACTAAGCAATTTGCCAAAGAGTATCCATTAACACCTGTTGCCAAAAACAATATTGAAGACTTCTTTATGAACCACGGTAAAGTCCCACCTGACTTTATCCCAGACGGACGAGTTATCTTTGACCCTACGTCTAATGAAGAAGCAATCAACTTCAACCAAGTTCCGTATTACGTCAACACGTATCAAAGAAGCGACTACGTGCGTAATGCAAAGACGCCTAGTGCGCCACTAGAGATTGGCCACGGACAACGGATAAAGGACATCTGCCCACTGATACATACCATCATCTACCACATACTTGGCAATGGTGATGAAGAATACGAACGCTTTATTAACTGGTTAGCCTACATCTACCAGACTAGAAAAAAGACAGGCGTATCCTGGGTACTGACAGGCACACAAGGTACTGGTAAAGGTATATTTTATTCGAAGATACTCAGAGGACTGTTTGGCACACCACATGTGCCTATGAAGTTCCTGCAAAGCATGGAAGAACAGTTCAATCTGTATATGCGAGACGCTCTGTTCCTAGTAGTTGATGAGTTCCATATGGCTTCAGCATCATCTAGCGCAGGTAAGATGGCAGACAAACTAAAGAACCAGATCACTGAACCTACGATCACAATACGTGGTATGCGGTCCAATCAGGTGGAAGTTGAGTCTTACACCAACTACCTGTTTTTAACGAACCGAGTAGATGCAGTGAACATAGAGACAGGAGATCGCCGGTACAACATTGCGCCTAAACAAGAAGAAAAACTGCTGGATAAGTTCCCAGGCATTGCCAAGCAATTAGACTCAGGCAAGCTAGAAAAAGAACTATATGATTTTGCTGGTCTTATGCAGACTTACAAAGTAGATGCCCACTTAGCTAAGACTGCAATCAACAACCTTGCTAAAGAGCAAATGCGTAACGTATCAATGTCTGTGTTTGAAGAGTTCTGCCAGGCACTTAAAGAAGGCAAGCTAAGCTACTTCACTGACATATTAGACATCAACACAGCAACTGTATTGCACTCCAACGAGATTGAAGCAGCGCAGCGACTTGTTAAATCATGGATTGCAACCGCTACAGATCCATTTGCAGTAATACCAATGGAACACTTGCGCACTGTATTTCACGTACAGACAGAGCAAAACCCGCGCCTTTCACAACGTGAGTTCACAAAACGCATGAGTAGAAACGGCGTCGAAACAGAGCGTAAACGCCCGTACGGAGCAAACAGAGACGCCAGCGTAATACGCGGAGTTGTTACTACGTGGCAGTCAAACGAATTAGAACTCAAGCGATTGCAAGAATCATATTTCACGGAACACGACCGTAAATTGCTTACGGTTTAAATATTAGTTATACTAATATAATAGAACAATATAGAAGGATTCACATGGTTCAGCTGACTCAGGACGTGAGGCCAGATGGCGACAAGCCAATGGAAAAACCAAAAGAACTAGGTCCGCTCAGGGCTTGGTCTTACTCCGCATTGAAAGTATACGAAGATTGTCCCTACCGATCGTACATTCAGAAAGTAAAGAAGATACGAGAGCCTTCAGGTGCTGCAGCAGAACGCGGCACTATGATCCACCAAGAAGCAGAAGACTACGTCAACGGTACGCTTGGCGAGTTCCCTGACTCATGCAAGAAATTCAAAAACGAGTTCGAAGAACTACGCGCCGGATTTATTGATGCGAAGGTTGAGCTTGAAGGTGAGTGGGGCTTTGATCTTGACTGGCAACCAGTCGGATGGATGGAAGCTGCTACATGGGCTCGTATCAAATTAGATGCACTTGTACATGAAGACGAACAATCAGCACGAGTCATTGACTATAAGACAGGCAAAAAGTTTGGCAATGAAATAACACACAGCCAACAAGGTCTGCTCTACGCCATAGGCACGTTCTTTAGATTCCCACAACTCGAGTTTGTACAAGTAGAGTTTTGGTATCTCGACAAAGGTGAGACTACCAAGAAGCAATACAGCAGAGAGCAGGCTATGCAGTTTGCTCCAGGGTGGCATAAACGAGCAATCATTATGACTACCGCTACAGAATTTGACCCAACACCCAGTAAAGACAGTTGCAGATGGTGCTCTTACCGTAAAGGTGATCATCCAGAATGCCACTGGGGCGTTGACTAACCAACTTACTCCTCCCCGTGTAAGCCTTTTGCCCTGAAGACTGTATGTGTCAGGGTTTTTTTTCGCGCATAAAAAAGCACAACAACAACACTTTTAAGGACCAATAAATGTTTCGAGTCATCCTACAAGTAATAGGTATTTTTGAGCTGTATGGCTATTACAAAAAATTCAAAGAACAGCAAGAAGACGAGGGTAAAAAAGATGATCCAGATATTTGACTACTTAGTTGCAGGAACCATGCTAATCGGATTCACCTACCTATGTTATGGCGGTTACCAACTATATAGAGACAAACAAGAGGCCTGGGAGAAACGCAATGACGATAAATTATAAAGAGCTGCTATGCGGCCACATGAAGGAGATGATCGACGATGCATATGTACTACAAACGCGACGGGAACCTAGTCGAATACAAGCTCGTCACAGATCCGAAAGAAGCGACTGTGTGGAGTACACACCGTTTGAAGAAGTCAGAGATCAAGATCATGACCAAAGCAGACAGGACAACAGCCGCTAAATTACGAGAGGAGATACTCCATGACATCCTTAGCAGAGAACCTAATCCCAGTAAAAAATCTACGTCCACCACACACGAGGTACCGCAAAGGCGTAAAGCCCCCGAGCCTCAACATGTTAAAACGCGGCAAACAAAACAAAAAGCTAGGCGACAAAGTAAGCGTTAAGAAGTGGAAAGGTATGACTATGTACTCTCTCACGCTTGAAGAACGCGCTACGTGTCCTAGTGACTGTGAGCAGTGGGACAACTGCTATGGCGACAACATGCCATTCGCTCATAGGTTTGATCACACTGACCCTAACTTTATAAGCTATCTCGAAGTCCAGTTACGTGCGCTAAACGAAAAACATCCAGAAGGTTTCGTCGTTCGACTTCATGTATTAGGCGACTTCTATGACGGGCTTTACATAGTTCAATGGCAAATGTGGCTAAATCAGTACGAAAACTTACGTGTCTTCGGGTACACACACCACACAGCGGACTCCCAGTTAGGTAACATGATTAACAACATTAATCGGATCTACCCAGATCGTTTCCGTATTAGATATTCAGATGATTGGGATCAAGAGTTCAGCGCCCATGTTGTCCAATCAAGAGATCTAGAATACGTTGAGCACGGTGTTGTATGCCCAGAGCAGCTCGGTAAAACAGACAGCTGTGCCTCTTGCGGCTACTGCTGGTCTAGCGATCAACCTATTATTTTTATTGAGCATTAATATTAGTAAGGCTAATAAATGATCATCACAAAACGTGAGTTACTACAACTCACACCTAAAAAAGTAAAAGTATCAGGCCATTACGAGTTTCCGGAGGACGACCGAACTGCGTACTGCAAATGCGAACCTCACTTCCGCATAGGCGAGTGGCCTAATAACTGCCGTAGCTGCGGAAGAAGAATCCGTGTTTGAACCAAAATATTAGCTGTGCTAATATACTAAACCATCAATGAGTGATGACCTATGTACGAACCATTCGAGCATCAAAAAGTCACGACTGACTTCATAATTAACAACCCTCGTTGTCTTATTAC